ACCCGTGGGTTGGCGCGAACGCCGGCATCAACGAGAACGACAACGTGGCGATGAATGCCGCTGTATCCGCTGCACGCTGGGTCTGTGACAAGACAGACTGCGCGATGGTGTTGACGCACCACGTCCGCAAGTCAAACGGGGATGATGCCACGGTTGACAGCATCAGGGGCGCAGGCAGTTTAATTGGCGCAGCTAGAGCAGCGAGAGTTGTCAACAAGGTGTCTATGGAGGACGCGATGAAGCTGGGTGTGAACGAGAAGGAGGCTCTTGGCATCATGCGAGTTGATGACGCCAAATCGAACCTCGCGCCACCGGCGGACAAGGCCGTCTACAGGCGCATGCACGGCGTGCTTCTACCCAATCAAGAGTATGTGGGCGTCGCCATACCATTCAAAATGCCAGACTTATTTGACGGCGTGAAGGCTAAGCACGCGATGCTGGTTCAGCGCGCAGTGGGCGTGGCTGAAGAGAACGGCGACCCGTACAGGGAAAACGTGCGCAGCAAGAACTGGGTTGGCAAGGCCGTCGCCAGCGCGCTTGAGCTGGACATTGATAAGAAGCCGGAAAAGGCGAGGGCCAAGGCAATCGCGGAGAAGTGGATACAGACAGGCGTGCTGAAGCTTGAGCAATTTTCTGACAAGCGCGCAGGTAGGGACGTCACAATCGTGTCGGTGGGTGAGTGGATCACCAGAGCAGAGGCGGGGCTATGAGGCCGCTATACGAGACGCAGCAAGACAGGGACAACGAGCAGGCGCTGTCAAGTATCATAGAGGCGGAGTTTAACTGCCAGCTCACAAAGATGCCGATCAAGCTGTCGCTAGACTTCATGGCAACCAGAGATGGCAGCGCCGTGGCATTCATAGAGGCGAGGCAAAGGAAAACAAAGATGCTACAGTACCCGACGTACATGATTTCGCTGTACAAGGTTATGATGGCCAATACACTGACGCAGGCGACGGGGCTGCCGTGCTTTCTGGCAGTGCAGTGGAGCGACGCCGCCGGCATATGCAAACTGCCCGCCGAAGACATGGATATACAGACCGGCGGGACAATGCGTCGAGGTGATCCGCAAGACATAGAGCCAGTCGCGTACTTTGATGTGGCTTCGTTCAAGGTGTTGTCGTGATGCCCTCCACAGTGTGTTTTAGTGACTGTGGAATACGTGCGGCACCGTGGTAATATTAGCCCGTATTCTCTCCACCACAGTGTACCCCTATGTATAGGGTACTGTGGAGGAAGGGGATGCGTTGTGGGAGAATGACTGTGGAAAGATTTAACGTAATTGCGAAGGGAGAGCTGGATCATGGCAAAGACTAAGGCGGAGGCGAAGAGGCGTCCGACACATAAGGAGATCAAGGCGAAGGGGTCGTTCTCGACTGAGGGCGAGGCGAAGGTTGTCAGTGCTGGCGTGTGGGGCCAGTTACGCCCGCTCGATGAAAAGGCGAGGGCGAAGACTGAGCGGTGGGGTGACACGTTGCCCGACCTAGTGTCGCCGGAGCTGGCGGGAAGATTTGAGGCGGCATACGAGGCGCTGTACGAGAAGGTCCATGCAGATGACATCGTTGGCACCAATCAGATTGCCGCGCAGCTTATGCGTGCGTGGGATGTGCTGGAGAGCGAGGCGATAGCTGCGGGACATCAGCCGCTACTGCCTGACGGGTTCTGTGTGAACCTTGGCGGGCATGTTACGTGCTTTGCGGCGTCGGGCGTCAGCGAGTTGCGCAGGAAGCACCCTGATTGGGTCGTGTATGCCTTCGAGGACGCAGCACGTCTGCTGAAGCATGACTGGACAGAGAAGTTTACCGCCGAGGCATTCAAGGCGTTCCCAGAGGCAAGCGTGACCAGAGTGAAGCGGCCAGACGAGCCGGTGAACTACGATCTTGGCGGTGACGAGATACCATTTTGAAAGGATAGACGATGTCGAGAAGTGAAATTGCAAGAGCTAAACTGGATGCGCTAGACGCGCGGGGCGAGGATGACATCTTCGAGGAGCTGGTGTCGGGCACAAGCATGCGTGACATGTGCAAGAAGATGAACGTGGGACACAAGCTGTGGTACAAGTGGGTCGACAGCGTGAGTGGACGCAGGGGGCGATATGAGGACGCGCTGACAGAGGCTGCGCACTTCTACGCAAACAGGGCCATCAGCACAGCGCAGGGAACTGAGCCGGCGACTGTGAACGCTGACAGGCTGCGAGTGGACACGGACAAGTGGATGGCGTCCAAGCTGTCGCCGCAATACGACACGCGGCAGAGAGACGTGGCGATCAACATCAGCGTGACAGACTTGCACGCGCAGGCTGCGATGCTGCTTGGTTCAGTGTTGGAGGGTGAGGCTGAGGACGTGACGATTGCGGGAGAGCTGGGATACGATGACGACGATGATGACGTGCATGACGTGTGAGAGGCAAAATCACGCATTGGCTCACAATTGTGAGCGCGGGCGCGCGCGGTATCATAGCACCTCATTTGTGTCAACGATGCTGCCGCGTTCCGGCGATTTCGCGGGTCGCGATAGGTCCAGTTTAGCTAAGTCATTGATTTCATTGAATCCGTTTATTAACATAATGGTGCTTATAGGTCATTCGGACTGCCAGATGCCAGAAAACCGCGATTTGACCCCCCCCGCCAAAACTTTCGACGGGGTGCAAATGCTAATGACCCCAACACATATCCACTGACCCCCTCAGTCCAGCAACAGGTGTTAACATGACCTCGAAAAAAAATTCCAAAGATAACCCGTTTACGCAATTGCTAACACGTTACCACAGCGACCCCGTCGCCTTCGCCCGCGAGGTGATCGGCATCGAGCCTGACGCGTGGCAGGTTGAGCTGTTAGACGCGATTGCGGCCCCGAACGAGCGCCGCATATCCGTTCGTTCTGGTCACGGTGTCGGCAAGTCGACGGGCGTTGCCATTGCCGCTATTTGGCACGTACTGCTTCGCTTTCCGAGTAAGACGGTTGTCACGGCCCCCACCAGCTCGCAGCTTTTTGATGCCTGTTTTGCTGAGATGAAGAACGTGGCCAAGCGCCTGAAACCTCCGTTTGGCGAACTGCTTGAGATCAAGTCTGACCGGATTGAGCTGAAGAGCCACCCAGAGAGCACGTTTATTTCGTGCAGGACGTCCCGTGCTGAGCAGCCCGAAGCGCTCGCCGGCGTCCACAGCCAGCATGTGCTTCTGATTGCGGATGAGGCGTCTGGCGTTCCCAACGCCGTATTTGAGGCTGCGTCGGGATCGATGTCTGGCCACAGCGCAACGACTGTGCTTACGGGCAACCCGACGCGTAATACTGGCTTCTTTTACGATACGCACACGCGTTTACGTGAGGACTGGTATACGATGCACGTATCCTGCGTCGACAGCTCCCGTGTAAGCGACGATTTCGTTGAGGACATGAAGAGGCGGTACGGCGAGGACAGCCCCGCGTACCATGTGCGTGTTCTTGGAAACTTCCCCCCGTCGGAGGAGGACACGGTTATTCCGGTGTCACTGATCGAGCATGCGATGGCCAATACCATCAAGATTGACGAGGACACGCCGGCGATCTGGGGCGTTGACGTCGCGAGGCAGGGTGGCGACAGCTCCGTTTTGGCGCGTAGGCAGGGTCCGGTCATACATCCGCTCACTGTCTGGCGCAACTTGGACCTTATGCAGCTCACGGGCGCTATTAAGGCGGAGTATGATATACTGCCCCCGTCCAAGCGTCCCATCGAGATTATCGTCGACAGCAACGGCTTTGGTGCTGGCGTTTTGGATCGTTTGCGTGAGCTGGAGTTACCGGCGCGCGGCCTGAACGTGTCAGAGCGCAGCTCGCAGAAGGAGACGTACCTGAATTTGCGTGCTGAGCTGTGGTTTAAAGCTAAGGAGTGGCTTGAGGGCATGGATGTTGTGCTGCCCAAGGACGACGGGCTCTATGCTGACCTTGCGGCCCCACGGTATCATTTTACCTCATCGGGAAAGATGCAGGTCGAGGGCAAGGAGGCCATGAAGAAGCGCGGCGTCAATTCGCCTGACCGCGCCGACGCCGTCTGCCTTTGCTTGGCCAACCACCACACGACGATGGCGTTTGGCCGAAGTGCTGCCGGATCGTGGAATAAGCCGATACGGCGCTCGATACGCGGCGTTGTTTAAACGTAGAAACGGGGGCCGTAGCCCCCGTTTGATTACGCCAGCTTGAATTGACGGCTGCCGATGGAGCAGTAGATCGACCGCTCAGAGGGCGCAGCCGGCGCAGGGGAGCGGTCGATTATGGCTTCAACGGCTTCTGACGTGCCGCCAGTGGCAAATCCACCGTCGTATTGAGCAACCCAGCGGTTGCCGTCAAAGTGGATAGCTGCGTGTTTGTAAGTATAAGACATTTCTGCCTCCTGTTTTTTGTGGGCTTGATTGCCCAATCCTTGGTTTGGGGGCGCGTAGCCCCCGTTGGGTTTAATGTTTGCGAACTTTTGACGATTCATAAACGCCAACAAAATGTGAGTTTTGTGCGACCATGTCTGCGGAGTTTGCAGCAGCATCCCAAACTGCGCCAGTTTCAAAAAAGCGAATTGAGTCGTTTGTGGTGCGCGTCCAGACTTTGCCGTCTGCTTCTATGGCGTATAAACGCGCCGCATAACCAAGTGGGTCACAACTATAGCGTTGGATTACCTCGTAGCCATAGACCCTGTCATCCCCGATTGGGTGGCGCTTAGTGCGTTGAGTGTGAAATGCGTTTGTCATCTTTTCGTCCTTTCTAAATCTCTCTATACAACTAATATAAGACCCCCTGCGTAAAACACAAGGGGCCAGAGAAAAGTTTTTTATTATCGTTAGTTTTCGGTAGCTTAGATGTTTTTACCAGTGCATCTTAGGTTCTTTGTGAACTCTTTCAGCTCCTGACGCGCATAGAATAGCTTGTTGTTTGCGTTGGGGTGCGGATCGCTTCGAAGGCTGTCATCTTGCGCCCGATCAACTTCTGTCCGAAGATACTGAAGCTGCGACGATTGAAATGGCGTTAGCTCGTTCTCACCCATCAGATCAATCTTTCTGCTAGTATGGCAAAGCACAGAATTGCCACAAGTGATGCCCAAATAACTGCTATCCCCGCATGACGCTTGGTCAAAACAAACGGCTCTGCGTCCTTCTCCTTGGGAATCGGATACATACCAAGATCAATTTTTGTCTTTCTGGGTGCTTTCTTGGTGGGTCCAACGAAAGAGCGAATTTTGGAAATCTTTAGCTGCACGGCTTTCTCAGATCGGCCAAGGTGATCTGCGATCATTTTGTGTGTATAGCCTTCGCCATTTAATTCCAAAAGAAGCTGCATTTCTTTCATCTTCCAGTGCTTCTTCGTCTTCGGTTCTGTTCCTTTTTTACGAGTCATTTTAGTTCCTTCCTTTGTTTTATAACTTTATAAT